ACCTAAAGGCTGGGGATGATGTCTAAGATCACGATCATACCACAGGTAAGGTCAGGGGCTTGCTTTGTGACTTATGCAACAGGGGTCTGGGTTATTTTAAAGATGATGGGCTTCTTTTGGTCCAAGCAGCGAAATATTTGGGGCGACATAAATGAAAATTTCTAGTGTTAATGTTGAAGATCACAACGACGAGTGGTCCTACGGTACCAACCCGTGCAGCGAAATTATCCTGCGACCGTATCAATTCTGTAATTTAACGGAGTGTGTGGTACGTGCCACTGACACTTTAGAGACTTTAGAACGTAAGGTTCGTATCGCAACGATCCTTGGCACCATCCAGTCAACCCATACGAAGTTCCCATACCTACGTAAGATTTGGCAGAAGAATACAGAAGAAGAGCGACTGTTGGGTGTATCTATGACAGGTATCATGGACAGCCGATTAATGACAACAAAGAACAAAGGATTGGAGAAAACCCTTGCTCACCTTAAATCTATCGCTGTGGCTACTAATGCAGAGTGGGCTGAACGCCTTGGTATCCCTGTTGCTACTGCTATCACTTGCGTCAAACCTAGTGGCACTGTCTCCCAACTTGTTGATTCTTCTAGTGGTATTCATGCTCGTTACTCACCTTACTACGTTCGTACTGTCCGTGGTGATAATAAAGACCCCTTAACTCAGTTTATGAGTGACCAAGGTATCCCTAACGAGCCTGACGTGATGAAGCCAGACCAAACTACGGTCTTCAGTTTCCCCATGAAAGCCCCTACAGGTGCTGTGGTCACTGCTGATATGTCTGCCATTGAACAGCTTGAGATGTGGTTAGCCTACCAGCGTAGTTGGTGCGAACATAAGCCCTCCGTGACAATCAATGTCAAGAAAGACGAGTGGTTTGAGGTTGGCGCTTTTGTATACAAACACTTTGATGAGATGTCTGGGGTATCGTTCTTGCCGTTTAATGAACACACTTACCAACAGGCACCTTATCAGGACTGCGACAAAGATACATACGATAGTTTGCTAAAAGCTATGCCACCTTCTATTGATTGGTCTAGACTGTCTGACTATGAACAAGAGGACAATACCGCAGGTAGTCAGACACTAGCTTGTGTGGGCGATTGCGAAATAGTAGACCTCTAATGGGCCGTAAGATGCCATTAGAGGGTAAAACTTTCGGCACTCTTACTGTTGTAGGGGTGTCGGAGATATCCAGAAACGGTCACTACCGTTACCACGTGCGTTGTGAGTGTGGGGTTGAGAAAACTGTATTCGGTACACACCTCGTTAGTGGTAAAACGGTCTCGTGCGGATGTAAGAAAAGTGGTCATAAGAACTGGAAAGGCTCTGGTACAGTCTCCTTAACTTACTTTACCTCTGTAAAGAGAGGGGCTGCGGGGGCTAAAGGCAGGAAGGAAATACCTTTTGACTTAACTATTGAGTTTGTTGCAAGTTTATTAGACGGCAAACAAGGGGGTATGTGTGGACTTTCAGGGCTTCGTATAAGTGTGTATGACAAGACAGCCTCTTTAGACCGTATAGATAGCTCTCAGGGTTATACAGAAAAGAATGTACAATGGTTACACAAGGACGTAAACATGATGAAAAGACACTACGATCAAAGCTACTTCAAGTATCTTTGCAGCCTTATCTCTGGGGATAGCTGTGAGATTGTTGACTTAACTTAAGGCTATCACCTTAGCATGTGCATAAACTGCTTATACGTCAGTGCAGGTTTGCCGATAACAACAGCTACACTAGGCGTCAGTAGTGCCGTTATTGAGGGGTTCAATTCCCCTGTCTGATACCAAACAATAACAAAGGACATACGTCAATGTGGGTTATTATCACTAGGGATAATTGTAGCTTCTGCGAGAAGGCTAAAGAGTTGCTTAGGGGCCAGAATAAACAGGTTAAAGTCTTTAACGTGCAGGATATGGAAAACAAGTGGGTTCTTACTCTACTAAAAACCTCTGGGCTAAAGACAGTCCCACAAATCTTCAAGTATGATGGGGCCTTCGTTGGTGGCTACACTGATTTAAAAGTGCTAATTGCAGAGGGGCCCCTTTAATGGCAGGGTACCGTAAGCCATTTAGTCAAGCCCTCTATCGTGCGTATGATGAACCAGCCCGTGATGCCCTAGTAACACACCTTGAGGCTAAAGGTCATACTATCGTTAATAACGAAGAGAACTTCAATGTTGATGTCGTCTCTCAGAAAGGTGGATACACCTACTTTAACGAGGCAGAGGTTAAGACTGCATGGACTGGTGATTGGCCTGTAGACTGGATAGACATCCGTATCCCAGAGCGTAAGCAACGACTTCTAGATAAACATAAGGGTGTTAATGGTGTTCTAAACTTCTATGTCTTCCGTCCAGACTTCCTACAGGTTTGGCGTATTAAGGACACACTACTAACGCCAGAGAGTCTAAAGGAAGCTAAGGGACGCTACATTAAGAAGGGAGAGCAGTTCTTCCACATCCCATACACATCAGCGGAGTTAATTAACCTATGACCCGACCACAAGCACCAAAGGCTAAAGGTTATACTAAGCGTACCACAACATACAAGGGGGCTGCTGTAAGGCAGACAGTGGCTCTGGTAGGTAAGACAGAGAACCAAGTTAAGTACATCAAAGCCCTATCTTCTCATAACCAGATTATTGTCATGGGGCCCGCTGGTACAGGTAAGACATATATTGCTGTCACCGCTGCTTGTAACCTTTATCTGACCAAGAAGATTGATAAGATCATTGTTACTCGACCTAACGTGTCTGCTGGTAAGTCTCTAGGTGCCTTCCCCGGTGATCTTAATGAGAAGCTAATGCCTTGGATGATCCCTATCTTTGACACCCTCTACAAGCACCTAGGTCGTGGCACAGTGGATACGGCAGTGCGTAATGGTAACATTGAAATGGCCCCCTTTGAGACTATGCGAGGTCGTTCCTTTGAAGACGCTTTTGTTATTCTTGATGAGGCTCAGAACACTACACCACATGAGATGAAGATGTTCTTGACACGTACTGGCAACAACTGTACTGTGGTGATTGATGGCGACATCATGCAGTCTGATTTGTCGGGAAAGAGTGGCCTTAGCACTGCATTGCTTTTGATTGACAAGTACCTTGTCCAAGCTAAGGTAATTGAGTTTGGTTTTGATGATATTGTTAGGTCTACTATTTGCCGTCAGTGGATTGAAGCATTTTACAAAGAGGGATTATAATGGCTAAGTGGAAACTTCCAGATGAAAACACTATGACAGAACACTACTGCTTAGTTTGTGGCCACCTTATGGACGCCAACGGTAAGTGCATACAAAGAAACTGCTCTGGTGTAGGGGGTGAACGGCGTGGGTATGAAGAAGATAAGAGCGATCCTTTTAATCCTGTTGATCGTCCAATTCATTATGGTCAAGGTAAGATCGAATGTATCGACTACCTCGAAGACTTCCTAACTAAAGAGGAATACATAGGGTATCTACGGGGGAATATAGCAAAGTATCTACACCGTTGGCGATATAAGAATGGTTTGGAAGACCTTAAGAAAGCTGAATGGTACACTAGCCGACTGATTAAACTACAGGAGAAGATGTAATGACTTTCTTTGAAGGCACCCTTATAGCAAACCTACTAGCACTGCTATGGGCATCCTACAAGATAGGTAAACTAAACTCTGACATTGATATAATTTATGAAGGTATGGCCTCAGTAATTACTGATATTGAGAAGTTACAGAACAAGTAGAATCAAAAAGGCCCCACGTAGGAATTAACCTACGTGGGGCTTCTCTGTATTTAAAGGTATGTTTAATCTCTCTTACGACTAAACAACTTGAGGATACCCCTGCCCATCTCATTAGGGCTTGGGGCTAACCAACCTAATACTAGTAGCAGTAACATAAGGGGGTCAACCTCTGTGTTCTTAGTCGTGCTTGTATCCTGCACCACAGTGTCTACAGGGGCCTCTACACGCAGGACTGGCCGTGAGTTAGTGACGACACCAATAGTCTGGTTGTTCTCTTTACCGACCTGTGTGTTCGCCGCTACGTTCGTTCCCCCGCCCGTCAGTAGGCTCAGGGGACTTACTCCGCACCCCGGCAGACTTGCCAAACCAATCCATACCAAAAGCCAAAGCACTGAACGTGAAGATCGGCCACACCAAGATTTCAATCGTATTAACATCTTTTGTTTCCACAATATACACAAGCCACAGGAGGAGCAGGATAGCTATTTCACGCTTGTAAGTCTTAGGTGTCATCTTCCTGCCATAGCCTCCACCGCAGTTCGTATTGCCTTAATGTTTTCATCCACCCTTGCCGCTGTTACCGCTTGCTCTTGGACAATCTGGGATAGGGTCTCAGTTTTAATTTCCAGCTTAATGATGCTGACCCTGTTAGACTCTACAGAGCTATTAAGGGCTGACACAAACCAGATTAGAGCGACAGTCTGCATTGCAATAGCAAATACCAAGGTCGCCGGTACGGTTTTAGATAAGTGCCAAGGCTCAATGCTCATTTGGGGTAAGACTTTCGGTTAAGTTCAAAGTGTGGTGCATCGTAGAAAGACTTCCAGTCCCCACCCCATACGATAGGAACATCAAGTTCTTCTGCTGCCAACTTCATAGCTTCAGCCACAACCTCGAACCGTTTGATGTCTTCCCAATCTACGGGCCAAGGCACCATGTCAACAGCATGGCCTGTAATGTGTCGTGAGTTCATGGTAGTTGATTTACCAGCTTTAACAAGCTCACGTTGGCGGTTAATGTTGCGGATACCTTCGATCACAGTAAAGTCTTGTTCTGTAATAGTGATAGCAAGTTTAACGACATCAACTAAGTCAGGGTGTACCCCTGATAGGTTCTGCTTGCTACGTGTACCTAATTTGTATTTCATGTTAAGAAATCCTTAATCTGGTTTAGATGGCCAATGAATGTCAACTGGGAAACCCGATTGCCCAGTGATCCCGAGAAGTGCCAGACGGTATTCAGCCAAACTCCCCTGTTGATCCGACGTTAGTTCAGCCCAGCGAAGGACATTACCAGCGATAGCATCTACCTCTAGTGAGAGCTTGTGGTCACGTTCAGCACGAACTTCTGCGGCAAGTTTTTGCATATCAACAGGTGGTTCAATGTATGACACAGCAGTTTCTTTTGCTGCGTTAAATACCTCTATGCCAATAGGTTCAACATCGTTGGGGTCGGCAGTGAAAGGTAGCCAACCGTATTGAGAATGTTCAATCTCACAGTCGATTGTTCCGAATGCGTTGTAGGTAGCGTTGCGAAAGTTCATCAGGAAATCCTCACATAAAGAGCTGCGGAATTTACGTTGTAGTTGCCCGAATTGTTATTTAGGTATCCCATCAGCCGCCACGTCCCATACCCGATCACAATTTTGTTAAGACGGAGATGGTAGTCGGGGTCGGAGGAGGTATTTGAATCCGACGTGGAAATACCAGTGGCGTAAAGACTTGATCCAGAGATGGTGCTACCCTGAGACCTTGTGCCACCCGACCAAGTGCTATCCCTAGCAACAACGTATGTGCCGACCGCTCCATAATCTGTTGACTGGCTAGGCGCTAATGAATTGATAGCCAACCTAATCCGATTGGGAGAGACAAGGCTGTTTAATGTACTTGTCCCAGCTTGCCATGTAGCATTGGTTTGATCCCCAATAATACCCGTCTGATCTCCCCCTGTACCTACAATATAAGTGTCATTTTGAATTGCCATTTGTTCAGTTGACTGGTCGAAGTATGCAAACCTAATCCAAGACGAGTCCGCATCATTCCTAAAGCGCAACCAATTATCAGAGGTGTTGTAGTGCATCATATTAGCAAATGTTGTAGCGGGGGCGCTTGTGCCAGAAGACGCAGTTGCCAAAGCTACTAGAGCATCATTCAGGTCTCCTCTTGTGGCTGATGCTGTTTGGTTGGCAATGTTAAAATCGTGTTGACTCATATCTTCCTCACTTTAAAATTCTACTGTTGCGCTTAGGGTAAATACCCTTGGGGTGTAACCTGTACTTGAGCTGTTTAACACAGCCTTAAATTTAAATGCACTGCCCACTACAAAACCACCATTGGCAATTACCCAAGGTCCCCATACTGGAGCTGCATTGGGGTTATCATCTGTGGCTGCTACATACACCGTAATGCCAACGTCCCCCCAATCAGAAGTTTGGTCAGTCCAGTCATCAAACAAGTCAGGGAACAGATCAAAGTTACCGGGGATAGCGTCCCACAACAAAGTCCCATTATCATAATGACGCTCAAAGGTTCTAAACCCTGTAACACGACAATTCTTTGAACCTGAAGCTGTCTCAGCAAAAGAGCTAAATTCATAAGTGCCAGTGGGGTTAGTTACACTTGTTATATTAATCTCTATAGCAGAGCTGTCAAGGATTACGTTAGTCTTAACACCAGAAAAAGTTGGGTCTTCAGTTACCAGAATAGTCTGACCAAGTGAGGGTATCTCAGAAGGTAGAATAACAAGGGACGTAGCTACTTCACTAAAGTTACCTTCTTTGTCGTAAGCTCTTATAAAGAACGTCCCGCTTCTAGCAGGCAAACTTACCGAGGTACTTGGTCGTGCAACCTTCTCAATAACTGTGGTTGAAGTCCCCCAAGTAGCTCCTATAGTAGAGGAGTTGTGTTTAATCTGGTAGTAGCTAAGGTCAGCATCTGGAATAGGTTCCCAAGATATGAACAGGGAGCCGCCAGACAGTTCGTAGTCAAAGCCAACTACGTCTGATGGGTCGCCTGACCAAGGGTTTACTTCAACGCTTATTACATATACCCACTCACCCTTTACAGCAAAAGTGTTTATACCCCTAGCTCTAAAATCATAAAAATCTGTCTTTAAGTCGACAGCCTCATAATCTCCAATAGGGCCAGTGCCTAGCTTCTTCCAAGTATGCTTAGAGTTAAGTTTAAATTCAACTTCTACACGATCAAGGTAAACGTCTTCTGTTGCTGTGACAGTAATAGTAGCTACGTTAGATACTTTCTCGTTTACAATCTGTGCAGTGACAACAATGGGTACAGTGATGCCGACAGGTTGTACAAAGAAAGGGGAAGGGAGGTTAGTATTGTCTTTCTCATAAACAACAGAGTCCACCACTTCATCGAATACGCTCTGTGCTGTCTCTCTTAGGACCATATTTGTTTGCAGGTCAAGGCCATCAGTTAAACCAAAGTTCCAAGAAACCACTTCAAATAGCTTATTGCTCCAACCAAAACGACTGTTATTAATTCTAACATTGTCCCCAACTTGTAGCCCCAGAGTACGTAGACCAAAGGACGCATTTATAGTAAGTTGTTGACGGTTACGTTCAAGTGTGATTAGGGCGAGTCGTCTGGCCTCAACAGATGTGTCTGTGAACGACAGATTAACATCAGCTACAGACTCTTGTCCGCCATCAATATTAATGAAGAACTGGCTAGTTCTCTGCGGGTAATCAGTAACCTGCCAGTTGCTCTCCTCACCACGGAAGGTGCCTTTAACAGTATTGAAGTTGTCTCTGCGAGAGTGTCTAGTTGACACGCTAACGCTAGAACGTAGGTCATCCTCATTAAGGTCCATCACAGAAGAAGTCCAGTAAGCTGGCTTCATACGCCACTTACCTTGAGCGTACCACATTGTCCCGCCCATAGAGGTAAGGAGGTTAGATATTGTGTCGTAGGGTGTAGAGCCTGTAGTGAAAGAACCGTTACAAGTAAACCTCTTTGTACCTGCATTGGTATTAGTCTGGTTACAGATAGCTACAGCAGAATTAACTAGGTCATCATCTATGTTGTCTTCTATCTCACCAAGGCCATAACCTGTGCTAACAAGATAGTCTCTGAGACATAGCGCAGGGTTCTCTGACCAAGCTGTTAGTCCTGTAGCTGGGTCTTTAACCTTTTTACCCTTGATGGTCGTGGTAAATACAGGGATACCATTTGGAAATACATCTTGGTCATATTCCATCTTAATATACATATAGGCAATACCACGTAGCCTATGTTGGTTTGTCCACTTAGCAGATACATCAACAAGATCAGCGTCAGCTGCTTGGTCAGAAGCCCCCAGATGGAAATTAATAGTAATCTTACCATCGTACCTGTTAGAGGTTTCTTTACCATCAGAGGAGTAAACTAATGGTACATTACCTGAAGTTGGTATATCAGATAAGTCAATATATTCATCGTTAATGTAGACACGTTCAAAGGATTCAATCTCATGCCCAGCGACACCAATAATACGGTGCAAGAACTTGTTGTTTGAACCTGTAGTCTCATCATAAAGAATAGCCCCACCAACTTTAACTTCACCATAAACAACCTGATGATCTAGTGCAGTGCCACTTGTGTTCGTTTGATAGCCACGGGCTGAGTTAGCAGTAGAGGGTTTAGGAGATAAAGCGCCTAGAATAGCACTTGTTGCCAAAGTAGTGACAAGATAACCCACTGCATATTGGGCCACCATAGCTACACCAAAAGATGTGGCCAAAGCCTGACCTAAGATATAAGCACCAACTGTTGCGGGCATATTTACAATTCCTTTTCAAATGAAGTCACGACTTTAGCATAGCCAAGTCTATCCATCAACTTATCTATCGGGTTATGTTCTGTAGTGTTTATCATCAAGGTTGAGTATCCATCCTGCTTAATACAGCTTTCAGCAAACTTTATTAGCCGTACACCAGCGAAACCTTTTCTGTATGGCTTATCCAGAAAGATGGCATCATTCATAACCCTGAATTGACCTTTAGAATGAAGGTTGGGTACAACTAAGGCTGTGAAGTACCCTACAAGAACTTCCTCATCCCTACAAGTAAATATGTATAAAGAACCTTGCTCTTCCAACAACCTGTAGGTATCCCAATCTAAATCCAGTTTAACAGATTTAGCATTGTGTTGTACTTCTAGCCAATCCCTATCTGCTAGGTCAGAAACATCTGGAATACAACTCTCAAGAAACTCTTGTTGGTATTTAAGAGGCACTCTTCTTCCCCCAAGTTAGGGGCTTGTCCTGCATATCCTCAAGAAAATCCAGTCCTCTGTCACCGGGATATGCACTCTTTTGATAAGCAGAGGTAAATCTGGCAACCCTAGCCCTCTCAAGGTCAATAAGCCTGTTCTCAACCTTTAGTTCTATGGTGGAGGTTTCAGGGCCATCTTCAATATTCATCTGGTCCATGTAGCCAGAGAACAACTGGTTGAAACCTTTCTCACCAGTTTCTACATTGATACGGCTACCGTCTTGCAATAGTATATAGTCGCCAGTCTCTTGTAACAACGACCCAGAAGAGAATGTACCAAAGTATATGTTGCACACACGGCCCTGATAAGGCTCACTGAGGGCTAAGGAGAGAACTTCAGATGGGACACCACTCAACGTGAGAGTAGCCCCTCTGACAGACATCTCAGTAGTCTCCTCAATATCTGAAACACTTAGAAGGTTCCCAGCACCAAACCATTGGGTGCCATCATTAAGGACAAGTGTCCCCTGACCTGTCCACATACGCAGGACTTCGTTACCATCAAACATCAATTCAACAGCAAAGAAAGGACGGACGACCTCTTGGGATATTGCTTTTATTGTACTTGGATCAAGATCACGGGACATTACTTATTCCTTAATAGGGTTGTCAGGATATCATAGCACAAAGGCTACAGTCCCCACAAGTTTGGCGCTTAACCTACTACGGTTAGGATAGGCGTCATATCCTCATCAGTCCAGAAGTCCTTGGCGAGCATGATCTTCAGATGCTCCACATTCCGTGAGACAAGTGTATCATCTTCAGCGTATGCCTCTGGGTCCGCCTGTGCTGCCTCTATGACTGTAACGCTGTCGAGCATCGCTGAGTAAGACTGTGCGATCTCTTCAGGTGTGATTACTTCGGTTTCCATTAGGTGTTCTCCAGTGCCGTGATACGGTATTCAAGTGCTTCGATGATCTTCTGCTGGCCCTGAATGGCGTTTACAAGAACAGCAATCAACGATTGGTCTGTCATGCGTAGTTTTTCAGGGTCTTCGTTGTCAATGATGACGGGATTGTCACCCTCCAGTGCAAGGATGTCTTGAGCTAGGAAGCCATAGCGAGTCGCTCCGTGACCTTCAGTGTCTGCACGATCAGCTTTGTAACGAAACGACGTGGGCTTCAGCGCATTTACAAAAGCCAAGCCATGCGGCACAGGCGCTATTTCAGTTTTATCCCTAGCGTCAGACACCACGGTCCATGCCACTTGGATGTAGGCATTTGTGACACCCGTTGAACCCATACAGAACCGGTTGTCTTCAGTAGTAGGGTCGAAAACAGGAGCATAGGTTCCTACGGAATTTAAGGGGTTTAACGCCGTGTTGCCTCTGCCCGCAGTGTTGCTGTATAGTGCTTGGCGGCCACTAGCTGTGTTGTTGTTGCCAGTAGTGTTGCTGGATAGTGCGGCGTAGCCACTAGCTACGTTGTTGACGCCTGTAGTGTTGCTGTACAGTGCTTGGTAGCCACTAGCTGTGTTGTTGCCGCCTGTAGTGTTGCTGTATAGTGCTTGGCGGCCACTAGCTGTGTTGTTGTTGCCAGTAGTGTTGCTGTACAGTGCTTGGGTTCCACTAGCTACGTTGTTGC